CGCCTTATCTGCTGGATGCTATTTAAATCACACAGAACATTTTGCTAGAGATACTCAGCACATGTGGTGGAGTGGTTTAATTATTAAAAAAGAAGTTAAAGATGGTAATTATAACATGGAGTTAATTGATATTAAAACTGTAAGGAAAGAGTATGGTAAAAAGTAAAAGAACATATTCATCTATAAAAGAATATGGGCATGATATATCATATGAGAATGAAAGAAAACATGATAATGTACATTCACCTTCTCATTATAAACATGGTAAAAAAGAAACTATAGAAGTTATAAGAGATTGTATGACTAATGATGAATATCATGGATATTTAAAAGGTAATGTTTTAAAATATGTTTCTCGTTATAAATTTAAAGGAGAGCCATTACAAGATTTAGAAAAAGCACAATGGTATTTAAATAGATTAATCAAGGAGGTTAATAATGGGGCAAGTTAAACAAGCAGTTCTAGAAGTAGAAGATTTCGTTGCAGGTTGTTTGCGTGAAGGTAGAACGTTAAATCAAACTATACGAGATGCCAGAGAATCTATGGCAGCAAAAACTAATCCTTATTTTGGTGATGAGGAATTAGTAGAAAATAAATACTACCAATTTAAAGGAGCAGAGTAATG